AATTCAGTAGTTCCATCATCAGTTGTTTCTATAGGAATAAGTGTGTTTAATTCGTCTGACTTTTCTGGAAGAAGGTCAGTGCGTATCCGACCATGTTTTCCCAATTTTGTATTCTGCTTCGATTTTGCATCTGAAGCTAAACGTTTCTCCAGCTTCTTTCGCTGTTCTTTGAAATCTATTACCGACATCTTCTGCTATCTCCTTTTTTGTAGCCATTTGTATTTCATCATGTATCCATCCAGTGGTTGCATAATCTCCATTCCATCCATGCTCATAACCTGCTCTTTTCATGTCTTCATCCATGAGGACAACCCACTTACTACAGAGGATTGCACCTGCACTTTGAAGCAATAAATTTAAGCTAGAAAAGGCTGAACGGACATTTAATATCCTTCCATCTAGACCTTTCAAAAACCCACGTTCAGCAGCTTTTAAAACGTCATTACGAAGCCTTTTAAACGCAGGATATTGTCTGAAAAATCTATCTCTCAGAACACTTCCTTCTTTTGCACCACCACCAACAATTTCACCTAATCGGACTACTCCTGCTGAATAAATTAATGCGTACAAAAATGTCTTTGCTAAATCTCTAGTTTCTAATCCTAGAGCTTTTTGTGTGACTGTATGAATGTCACCTTCAAGTAATATTTTGCCATACTCACCACCATCATATGGTGATAAATAATGTGCTAAACATCTCAATTCTAATCCACTTAAATCACTTCCAACTAATACAAAGCCATCTTTAACAGTAAACAAATCTCTAATCTGTTTTCCGTATGCAGCTCTTACAGCTGGTACTTGACCTAAGTTTGGATTTTGATGCGAAGCTCTCTGACTGATACACGAATTTACAACTATATCATGGTGTATATAACCATTCTTTTCATGGTTTAACCAAGACTGATTTCCTGCTGACAGCATTGCTAATCTTTTCTCTAATAAGAAATATTCAGCCATCTTTTGTGCTTCTGGGTATTCTAATGTACTTAAAACACTTTCATCAATTTTTGGTGAACCATTTGCTGTAAACAATTTGGGTTTCCATCCGTATTTAGATGTAAGCCTATTTGCTATATGTTGACGTGAACTAGGATTAAATACCTTAAGCTTTACTGCTGAAAATGGTATTCCCTTTGTTTTGTTCCTAGCATTTACCTTTGGTGTTCGTTCCTCTAAGAACTCATACCAATTTTCAAAAAGAGTATCTAATTCGCTTCTGATATTTTCTCTTTTTTCTGTAAGTTCAGCTAATAGCTTATAGGCTTTATCTAAATCAAACTTCCAACCATTCTTCTTTATCTGCTGACACACGTTAGCTAATTTATGTGTCAACTCCACTGCATCTTGTGATGGGTTTTTAGATAAGATTAATTCTACTAATTTCTTTGTGACGATGGCATCTTGATTTGCGTATTGGTGCATCTCATCATTCCACTCATCCCAACCACCAGAATAATCACCTTTATATTCACCAAGTCTGTATCCCCAAGCTTTTAAACTATGGCTTCCATACAAACGTGGTGACATATCTTTTGGTGTTTTAGAATAATCTCTGTCACTCATATTTGACCAAATCATACGAGATAAAAGTAATGTATCTCTGACAGTACAATTAGGTTTCCAATTATATACTTTCTCTAAAGCTGGAAGGTCAAAATCAACAATATTGTGACCCCACAATTCATCAGCTGTATCTAAATGAGTGAGTGCTTGTTCTAATTCATCTGGTTTATAAGTATAGGTATTATCAATATCTAAATTACTAATTGCTATACAGTGAACTTTTGTAAGGTCATTTAGTAATCCATTTGTTTCTAAATCAAATACTAACTTAATACCCATATTCGTAGTCTTCATCTGTTCCCATTCCTGCAGATGCTAACCAAGAACCATCATCCTCATCTATGTTTGGTAGTTCTTCAAATTCATCTAAACAGTCATAGCAAAGTATTGTTTGACTATCGCTGTATCCAACCCAATCTGGCTTAGTAAGTTTCTTGCACTTTGAACAGTTCATTTCCTGCAATCTCCTTTAAAATTCCACGTTCTCTGTCGTATCCAAGAAATCCACAATCTCCAGTTTGACCAGTGTATCTGTTCTTAAGAAGTACTAACTCTCTTATGTCAGAATTTGGCTCATCCTTTAGGACATTCATGCCTATCACCATGTCACTGAGTTGTGCGATACTATGTGAGGAACGTAACTGATTAAGTGAAACTTTCGCTCCACCTTCGTGACCAATATCTCCACTTGGTCTTCTTAAATGAGTGACACAAACCAAACCAATATTCAGTTCAGCAACAAGTGTCCTCAAATGTGTTAAAGCTACATCAACTAATTTTCTTTCATCAGTGGTAGCTAATCCACTTACAAGAATACTTAGGTGGTCTAAAAACACCCATTTAACATCAAGTGCTTTAGCCATATATCGTATTCTAGCTAATATTGTTTCTATATCTGACGAACCAAAGTGGTCATAAAAATACATTGGTTTATCTGAAAAGACTTCATCAAATATTTTTAGTCGTTCTTCAGTTTCATACTTCTCATTAAATTTTGTTGGATTAACTTCAGCATGGATACTTAACAACCTTTTTAATGTGAAGTTGTTATGCTCTTCCAACATCACCATACCTACACGTTCACCAAGCTTATGAAGATGAAGTGCCATTTGAGATACTAAAGTTGTTTTGCCAATCCCAGAGCCACTTGCAATAGTCACCAGTTGTCCAAGTTGCAGACCTTTTGTCATGTCTGTCAGCCCTCTCCAAGGATAACTAATGGAAGCTGTAGCAGTCTCTTCCAGACCTATTGCAGCTCTGAGGTCAGCACTTGCTACAATCCCATCTGGTCTATAAGATTTTGCTTCAAATATTGAAGTGCTTATAATACCAGCTGTACCTTGTACTAGTGCTTCATTTGGGTCTTTGAACCCAGTTAGTTGTCCTACTTTTGCTTTACCAACTGGCAAGATTTCAGCACACTTTTTAGCTGCTGTTCTTCCTGCTTCATCGTTGTCAAAAAGTAAGACTATCTCATCAAATTTTAATAGGAACTCGTAGTTGTTTTTGATGTCATTTACAGCAGATGCTGCTCCATCTTTTAATCCAACTACAGCCCATCTATGTGAACCATATGTTTGTGAAACTGTTACTGTATCTATTTCACCTTCACAAACGACAACTCTTTTTCCACCTTCCCACAAGTTCTGTCCGTACAAAACTGCTTTGGATGGATTACCTACCCACCTAAAAGTCTTATCAGCATAACGTACTTTTTGTGCTACTGGGTTTCCAAACTCATCTGTATAAACTGCTATCTGACACCACTTACCATTGTCATCTTGACCTTTTAGGTATTGGAATTTCTTGCATGAAAACTCTGTAAGTCCTCTGCTTTTAACTGCTTCTGCTTCGCCCTTGAGTAAGTCTTTCGGCTTTGTTTTACTCTTTGATGAAACTTTCTGTTTGATAGTTCCTTCTTCAAGTTGTTTTTCATTATAATTTTGTCCACAACTAAAACACTTCCACCATCCGTTTTTATCATAACTAAATGCATCTGAACTTTGTCCACATGGACAAGGCAAATGTTGATTAGCTTTTGCCATATCTTACTCTCCTAATATCTCTGAAAAAACGCACAGCAGGTCTGGTGCGTTGTCGTAGTATTGCCACTCTGTCGACTGAGTATCTACGTCATAATTAATGGTGTCTGAATACTATCTATTCTTTCACACATTTCTTTTGGACATTTCCAAGGGTTATGACTTTTGAAGTTACGAGCAACATTTGTACTGTCAGCACTAGCAAAAGGATATTTACCTTTGCACATTGATAGTCCTCGCATCATATGAACCCAAGGTCTGCAATTAGATTGTTCTATAATATTCCAAGCTAAGTCTGCTTGTTTCTTCCAATCATCACTACCGACCTTCCAAAATTGTCCAGAACTCCCAAAGCAAAATCGAGGATATTCATTAAGTATTTCTCTCAACCAATCAAACGATAAATTCATATGCCATACTGGTGCAGACAGATGTTTTGGATAAGCCCATTGAGATATACAATCCTTTTGGTCTTGTATTGAACCTCCAATAACATCTGGAATAACTGCCCAATTAGCTCCTAAGAGTTTATCATCTAACCACTTTTGATACTTATTTGAGTTAAAAGATTTACCTTGAGTGTAAGATGTAAAAGCACCATTATCTAACATGATGCTTTGAGCATTTTTTATGCACCATTGGATATTATCGCTTCGTGCATAACTTACACAAAAGTGTTTACCTTTTAATTTATCTCGCTCTGCTTTGGGTGAAATTGGTGTACCATGATAATGTATCAATAAACATTACACTCAATATTTACTTCTTGATGTCTTCCAAAAGTTACAACCTCTGCTTCAAACTTTGCAGCTAGTAGCACTGTCATATCCTCTTGAAACATTTTTGCATC